ATAGGAGATCGTTACTCCACAAGGTCTATCAGATGGACAATTCCTACTAGTAGCAGATCCCCCTTGGAAACCGATCGTATTACAGCAAGCAGATCCATAGCCTAGATATTCCTCTCTTCCACAATCATTTCTATATAAAGCTACACTTTCGCCAGATCTACACTCAGCCTCTCCTATTCTACTCCAAGAATTAGGATCACAACAGCTATCACAAGAACCACCTGAACATCCACAATCGCAAGACTCATGCAACCTGTTCTCAGTCTCGTCAGAGTGACATCCAGTGCTATCAGTCCTTCTATATCTAGCCCAAACATCACCACCTGAGCAATAGTTTCCGCCATCATAGCTCCAACCACTCCAATTAGGAGGAGTGTCCTCGCAATCTCCGTTCTTATTAGCGTAAGCTTGAGCGGCGGCTCTGGTAGCTGAATTGCTTCTGAATGCCTCTTGAACCTTGTTATTGGCGTCAGCCTGAGAGACCGTTGATGTTATAGGATTTAATCCTAACGAGCTATAAGGAACTGATATAGCCACACCCTGTTTACAAGAGCCGCAATTATCCTTGTAGAAAGTAGCGCTTCCAGTACCGGTCCATACACAAGTTCCATGTTGGTTAGCGTAATCCTGTCCCTTCTGGTCTAAGATCTGCTCGGCCTTGCTTCTGGCATCAGCCAAAGAAACCTTGCTGGTGATAGGCGTACCGCCGTTAACCTGCGTAGAGGTCACTGTTATTCTCTGACCAACCCCGCTTCCGGCGCAATTGTTCCTATAGAAGTCACGGCTTGCCACGTAAGTCCATGTACATCCTCCATTCTTATTGGCGTAAGCCTGACCATCAGATCCACGAACCGCGTTCTCAGCCTTCTTGTTGGCGTCAGCCAAGGAAACGGTGGAGGTGTACGGGTGTCCCGGAAGCTTGCTGCTACTTACGGATACCATGTCGCCCACGCCGCCGTCAGCGCAATTGTTCTTCCTAACCTGTCCGGTATAGCTTCCTGTCCACGTACAAGTACCCTTCGAGTTAGCCACGGCCTGACCCTGAGAGTTCACGGCGGCCAATGCCTTGGCGTTAGCGTCAGCTTGGGATACACATGACTTAAACTTACCATCAGAGCTAGGACTTGGATCCGTAACATCATTCTGAGTTACGGTAACAGAGCTTCCAACTCCACCATCCGCACATTGACGGGTAAAGGCCTTGGATGCCGTACCAAACCAGAAACAGGTATTGCTACCACCGGCTATATACCGCTCTTGATTATCAGGATCAGTATAACAGGTATTGGTGTTACGTTGATGTAATTGAGAGATACAGTCCTTACATACGGTCCCTATAGTCTCCCATACCGGTTGCTCGGTCTTCGTATGGCACGTATCATCATAGTTCTTGTTAACGAACGCCTGACCCATCCTGTCGATGTAGGCCTTAGCCAAAGCGTCTGCCTCTTCCTGAGAACGGGTTGAGGTAAAGAACTGACCCATAAGATCCGGGGTTACGGTGATAGGATCTGCATACTGACAAGTAGGACACTTAGGAGTGAACTCCTTGCTATAATTACCTACATATATCTTCAGTTCGTCGCAAGTACCACGATCGTTGGCTATAGCCTGACCTTGCGCCTTGACAGCGGCCTTGGCAAGCTCATCGGCGGCGAACTGACTCTCATAAGAATAGAACGGACCACCAGTGACATCAGCCTCCGTAACGTTAACAGATGAAGGTATCAATCCGGATGGACAATCATTCTTCTCGAACACCTCACTATAATGACCGGTGTACTTAGGAGCCTCATGGCAAGTACCACGCTCATCGGCGATCTTCTGACCTTGATTCATTACAGCGGCCATAGCCACTAAATTAGCCTCATCTTGAGATACACAAGACTGGAACGGATGACCTTCCACCATGTCTTGGGTTACGGTGAACGGATCTCCTACCTGATTAGCGCCACAATTGCTCTTCGTGAACTCGAAGCTAGCCTTACCGGTATACATAGTGGCGTTAGAGCAAGTACCCTTGGTGTTAGCCAAAGCCTGTCCTTGAGCCTGTACGGCGGTCATAGCCATAGCGTCAGCGGCGGTCTGGGAATCGTTAGACTGGAATGGATGTCCTTCTACCATATCTTGGGTGATCGTCACCTTAGATCCGATCTTACACTCACCACAGTTGTTTCTCGTGAACTCCAAGGAAGCACGGCCGGTGTACGTACAAAGGGCGTGGATATTGGCAAGAGCCTGTCCTTGGGCGTCAACGGCGGCCTTGGCCTTGTTGTTGGCATCCTCCTGTGATACGGTAGACGTGAACGGATAACCGTCAACCATCCTATCATTTACCGTATAAGTACCACCAGCGCCAGTACCACAATTGTTACGGGTAAACGTACGTGTATAAGTACCGGTATATACAGGCACCTTCTCGCACTTACCTTTCACATTAGCCACATCCTGACCTTGAGCCTCGACGGCGGCCTTAGCCTTATTGTTGGCGTCTTCCTGAGATACGGTAGACCTGAAATCTCCTGTCACCATAGTCTCATCCACGACAACCTTGGTGCCGTATTGGGTCTCATCACAGTTATTACGAGTGAACTCCTTATTATACCTACCGTAGTAGATCGTCTTCTCCTTACACTCACCTTCTAGGTTGGCTTGTTGCTGGGCGTTAGCCTCAAGATCGGCCTTAGCCTTATTGTCGGCATCCTCCTGAGAGATAATAGAGAAGTACTTACCAGCGGCTACAACATAAGTATAAGGTTGACCGATATGGAACTCATCGCAATTGTTTCTAGTGACTGTCTTCTCCATCCTTACGTTATAGTAGACGTTAGTCTGACAGTCGCCACGCTCGTTGGTGATAGCCTGACCTTGCGCCTCGACAGCGTCCTGCGCCAGCTTGTTGGCGGCATCCTGCGATACCGTAGAAGTGAACGGATATCCAGAACACATCTTCTCGTCCACAGTGAAGTCAACAGGAGTAGAACCCTCAGGGCAGTTGGTTCTCTGGAATACCTTGGAGTACGATCCGGTAAATACCGGTATCTTCTCACAGTTACCCTTGATATTCGCTATATCCTGACCTTGAGCCTCGACAGCAGCCCTTGCTAGGCTATTAGCGTCTTCCTGAGACACGATGGATCTGAAGTCTCCCGTAACCATCGTCTCGTTAACAACCACATCCGTACCGTATTGGGTGGAATCACAATTGTTACGGGTAAAGGTCTTGCTAAACTTACCATAATAGATATTCTCCTTAGGCTTACACTCACCCTCCAAATTGGCTTGTTGTTGACCGTTCTTCTCAATATCCTCAAGAGCCTTCCTATCGGCGTCCTCCTGAGAGATGGAAGATACGTACTTGCCCTCAGGAATGATATAAACATATTCCTGACCGTCACTGAACTTATCGCAATTATTACGTATAAACGTCTTTCTCTGCTCCTCGTTATACCAGATATCGGTTATACACTCACCATGCTCGTTGGCGTATTTCTGACCGTTCAGGGCTATATCCTCCATAGCCTTGGCGTCTGCGTCCTCCTGCGAGATAAACGACTTGTAAGTCCTTTCCTCGACCGTATACAACACCACCGATCCATGCTGGTTGGCCAGACAGTCGTCCTTGGTGAACGGCTGAACCATCTTGATATTATAATAAACGGGCTTGGCGTCCTGAGCTATCATATACTCCTTGACAATATTACCGTCCTTTGACGTTATACGGAACTTAGCCGTACAGATCTGACCGGTATAATTAGCCTTGTATACGATATTAAGCTTATTATCGCCTACCCCATGGCTCTTGTCGTTAATGGCAAAGCAATTACCCTCGACACAATTCTTATCTATTTCCCTTGCCATATTATCCTTCAGTTATTCTCCATGAAACATCATCTCCGGCCTCTACCCTCACGATTTGGGTATCACCATCCTTATTAAGCGTCAACCTTTGCGGATCCACGTTGAAGGGTGGTTCCGGTTCCGGCTCACTACCATCACCGCAAGTGCAACATACCAGCTCGATATCATACTCGGTATTGGACTTGATATCGATGACAACCTGACCGTTCTCGCTAGTCACGTTATCGAAGTCATGATCAAGTATGATATAAGGTATATCATTAGGCTGTTGATTGATATTAACAACCTTACCGTTCAAGACAAACATCTCATGATGCTGTTCGTTATCCATATTCTTAGGCATAGCTATGACAAAGCTAGCCTCATACAAATCAGTGGCTCCGGGATCCTCAGGATCGGCATACACTATATATCTGCTATCCTCTTCCGGGACTTTCATGGATAAACCGTTCACGTTCATGGATACTATATAGGACTTGCTCACCGAGCCACCAAGGGTAAGGCAGGAAGCCTTGACCGAGGCGGAGTTGAGCTTGGCGTTGATGGTCGCCGTCCCTCCCTCCATGTCGAACATGACACTGGTAGGATCCACGCTTACCCGCTCTATACCCTTCTGGGTTATAGTAGCGAGCTTCGTAACCTTGCCTTTCTCGACCGCCACGTAAGTCTCCCTAGGCAACCTACCCATCCATCCCGGCTCTACTTTAATAGCCACCTTATCAGGGCCGGTACCGGAAATCTTGTCGTAGGACACCCATGAGGAGCCTTGCTCGATCTTAGCAAGAATATCTTTTAAATTATTCATATCATTCCGCTTGAGTTATAGTCCATTTATCACTCTTACCTACGATAATCTCCAGAATCTGCTCACCGCCCTCAGGAGGATACTCGAAGTTAGTAGGCTTAATCTCAAACACGCTGGCGCCACCACAACCAAGATCACAGATCATATCCGGCAACCATCCCTCCTCGAAAAAACGCTCTATAAGCTCCCTGACGGCCTCTGAAAAAGAATCAAGCTCCAACCTATCTGCTGGGACAGACCCTTTCTTAAGTGTCTCACCACATACCCAACCGTCACACTCGGAAGCCAAGACCGTATCATACACTCTCTTAGCCATAGCATGAAGTATTTAAAATATTACTATTCAATGTAGTATATACGATATTAACATCAGCGAACTCATCGCCCATGCAATACCTTTTCTTGAACTTAACGGATCTACCAGAAACGACATATCCGTCATTAGGGACGATAGTACCACAATAGGTAACGCTGAGCACGTTCAACGGCTCGTATCTTAACCTGACAGCCTGAACGCCCTTGAACGAGTCACGCTGGATGGACGCCGTGGCGCCAGATACGGCAACCAGCTTCCTTACCAGAGACTCGATTACGTTATTCATGCCATCTCCGTTCCTGATATCTGCCTCAGGAAACGACTGACCATCATATATGATCTGGGAACTGTAGATACTACATTCGTTCCCCGGTCTATATTCCGGCTTACATGGATTACAATTTCTCATATTATCAAATTAATTTATTGATCATTCTTCTTAACTCGGATATCTCCGCATCTCTATCCCGTATAGCCTTTATCATAGCGTTAAGGACATCAGACATATCACAATTAGGGGACAATCCCAGCGACTCCACACGAACCTTATCACCGGGATAAATACAATCGGTACTCATGTACGTAGAGCACGGTACTTTCGTGTCGTCTACAGTAGGTCTGTATTGTTTTTTATTGCAACCATTCATTACCAAACCTCCTCTTCAGTCCCGCTATCCCCGCCGCTACCACCGGCGTTGACAAGCTCGTTTATAATCCTCTTCAAATCCAGAACCTCACGATGGTATAAATCTATCTGCTTATCCCTAGACGCTATAATACGCCTCAATGAGTCTATAACGACAGATATATCAGTACCTTTCTCTATACCGTCCACCACCAACTCATCACCTGAGTATAAGACGCATTTATCATATAAAACTATAGGACATCCATAGCCAACACAAGGCTCGTCCTGACAATCCCGATCGCAAGGATCACAAGGATCCTCGGGGCATTTGTTAAGAAACCTATCTATCTTAACGCCATGACAACACTCTTCGGGACGTTCCCGTGAATGATCATGACAACAACCACCTGTATTACACATATTAATAATATTAATGTTTTTAGCAAAGATACTTATTTGGTTTGGAAACAAGACAACATACGTTATTAAACAATATAAGGGATACGTCATTCGCATCCCCTATACCCATAAACCATAACAACAAGATAAGATCAGGACTTCAATTTAAGAACAGGATTACCCCATCTGTCTTTCCACTGCCTTCCCAAATCGTTTATAACGCCATCATAGTCTTTTATATATCCAGCCTTAATAGCATAAGATATATTTCTTTCTATTGATACTATCATATCCAACTCCTCGAAGGAAGCCCTATTTCTTATCCCTTCCTCATGTACGCCAAAAACAACAAAATTTATACCCTTAGCAATTCTTGATAGCGATTCCTTTAAATTGCTCTTATCGCTTATAAGCGAAGATACACTGCTGCACATCTCTATATAAGCGTCACCAGCTGCATTTCTTACCCCTACGATATTATCAACAAACCACATTACGACATCGGCGCAAACCTCAGGACTCATTTCCATAGCCACCACAAGGAAAAGGTATGGGTTCATATACCACATCTGTCCATCCCCCTTTCCCTTTCTGCACGCCAATCCCATTTTGTTTAAATCACTAAGATTTAGGGTCTTGTTTTGTAGGCTGATATTTATCCGCTTACATAAATCCCTGTTTTCCAGTCTACTAATTATTTCCCTACATTTCTCCTGAAAGCCATCATACTTAATAATATCATTAAGCTTCTTAGGAGATAAACCCTTTTTAAGCCTATCATCAGACAAGACCTTCATAGCTAAAGTGATGTTAACAAAACCATTATCACTGAGCGCAGGTATAACAACGCCCATCAATCTCCTATCAGAAGATTTGATTTCAACCCGACTTTTCATAACTTTGAACAATATTTTAAATTAAACATAATACCTATCGGTTCGAGATGAATAGATAGGTATGCAAATATAAAACATATTCAACATACAAACGACTGTATTGCAGTATATAAACTTATCACCATTGATATATATACAAAAAATGGAGGAGATATACAATCCCCTCCAAACACTAAATCAACTATTATGGAAAACTAAACGCGCATCATCACCAATAACATTGATCCTCTTGATCAATATTCTCAATCCATTTCTCGCACTCAAGATTAAGATCAGCATGTTCCTGTCCCTCTACCATCAAGACCTCACGAGCCTTGGCGTTGGCATCCTCAACCGATATCCATGACCTAAACCTGTTGGCTTTGATAGAGTAATATACTTTACCGGACTTATATCCGAACGGACATACCTTTTCAAACCAATCACCGATCTTCGTATTATAGAATACAGGTGAACAACTACCCTCGGCGTTAGCCTTCTCCTGTCCTTCTTTCATGAACTTCCTATAAGCTAACGTATCAGCATCAATTTGGGATATATCGGATATGACGGCTCCGGCTGGCAATTCATACACAATACCTTCTTTACCTGATGTCCCAGCCTCACAATCGTTCTTGTAGAAAACGCCACGAAGAGGCTGTGAGGCCCAGTCCTTACAGCATGTCCCAACGGCGTTGGCCTCCCCCTGCCCGATCCGTCCCAGCTCCGCCCTAGCCTTATCATTGGCGTCTTTCTTGGATACGTATGACACAAACCTACCTTTCTCTACACATATCTGTTCCTTGGATCCCTTACCGCTTACGCAATTGTTCTTAATAAACTCATCGCATACCTGATCATTATACCATACGGACGGTATTATGTCGGCATATGTGTTGGCGTAGTCCTGACCATTAGCTTTGATATCATCCTCAGCCTTGCTGTCAGCCTCCTCCTGCGTATCGCCAAAATAAACATCGGCCGGGACCCGGTAGTCAACAGAGCCGCCCACGTACCCGGCAGGTGGGTTGTTTCTGGTGAACGTCCGTACTATTTCTTTATTTCCATATATCATCGTAATTCACTTTGTCACAAAGATAAATATTTTACCGATATGAGACACATAACCGTAAATGCAAATACGCAGTTACCTGATTATCAATTTTTGGGCAAAAATGGAATTAATTATCCCAGTGATTAAACGACTCCGATCCGGCGAACACCCCATAGTCCCTAAACATACCTCCACACAATATGAAATCACTTTTCTTGCTACCATTTATAGATGACAATATGTATTTATATCCCTTGCCTGTTATGTAAATAGTCCTAGCATATATAACCTTACCAGATTCGGTGCATATATTCTTATCACGATAATGAGCAAACTCTTTCCTTACAGCATTAGCCGTAATCTCCCAATCTCCATTAACCTTAACCCTTTTGACTATTATCTTTATCTTAACAAGAAAATCACGTAGACATCTATCACTTATGATTATATCATTCTGCTCAAGTTTCTTGGCCAAATCCCTTATCAGCAAATCTGACTCTCCAGACATGATAAATGACTCGGAAAACTCTATATCCTCTCTCTTCGATTCAAGAACCTTAGCCACCTCCTCAGCTTTAGCCTTCTCCTCTAACGCCAGCTTCTCGGCGGCAACCCTGCCACGATATTCCTTAGCCCAAGCCTCAGCAGCGGCGGGAGGATCATTAAAATCAGGAATCACGCATTTGCCTGTAGTGAGAAGCTCTTTAATCCTGTCCAAGCACCATAACCTGAAATCAACGCTAAGCCACTGAGCGAAATCTAAAGCCAGATCCTCACACATCCATGTGCCAGGATTAACCGTACCCCTGATAATCGTAACAGGCTGAAAATCAGCATTACCATATTTTCTGGTAATGGCATTAATTAACTCATTTACAGAAGATAACGATAAATAATCATTTGGTCTCTTTTTAAACGGCTTCGCCATTTCGGTAGCATTCACATAAGTAATACCGTTCTCTGTTTTGAAAGTTATATCACTACCATTGTAGCTAAATATTGTAGATAATCCTTTTTCGTTGGATCTGGACGCCAAAATTCCACTACTAGCCTTCGTAGAATCATTGGAAATAATTATATTTGCACTCATAATAAATAACCTATATCCATTATATCGTGAGATATGATGGATATACAAAAATAGCCAATCGAATCGTCTATGACAAATCAATTGGCTATTTTTTATATCTAACACATAAAGATATTTTACAACTTACAAGAGTATCTATCTAACCTACTTATTTAGAAGACTCCTTACAAATTGTATACTTGATTTACAGTAGCTTAACATCTAGTAATACATCATAAATCAATATCTATACATCTGATTATCACCATCGTCCATTTTTGGACTATGGCTCGTTACCCATTGCATATCTTATCCTCTAACGCATAAAGGATTTTAGCTACAGTCTTATCTCCATTTACCTTCACACAAGACTCACCAAGATCCCGGACGTCTATAGCCTCCCTAATACGGGTAAGCTCATCGTATATCTCCTCTATCACGTCGGAGATCATAACGCACTCACCAGAGTCCTTATATTTTGACCACTCTGGAAGATCGCCCTCGTAAGGCACGCAAGTGGACGGAGTTATATGTGAACAATTATACTTTTTCATACTAGCAACCTGTTAATATGTTCCTTTAACGATCTTATCTCATCCGGGCATAACCCGCAATCATTATCGCATAATGATCTTTGCAGACGAATTATCTTGCCCCAATAGGATATATCGGGCTTGTCCCCGATCCTGTACCTGTGAAACCTCATGTATCTACCCCATTGGCAAGATAACCACTCATCTACGACCTTACATAGATCTATTCTATCAAGGTTTGATATAGATTGCGCGCCCATCCAGAATCTCCTTTCTCATTTCCTGTACCTCCTCGTCAGGCGGGCATCCATATGGCAGGTTCTTGATCCATTCACGGATCTTTTTCTGCATATTAAGATAAGATACACCAACGCCATCACCCTTAGTACGAACTTGCTTATATATACTAACCACGTCACGCTCCATGGTCTGCAACGGATCTTGCATAACCATACAACCAGCGGTGCTCCTAGAAGCGTATTCCATATCGCTAACAACGGTAGAGGAAGCACGATTCATCATACTTCTCTCAATTCTTTCTCTCTCGGCCTTTAACGCCTTTTCCTTACAAGTATTACAACCCACGACTAAATATTTTTATGTTTAACAATCCACGCAATTAGTAGCCATCTCAAGAAGCCCTCCGACACGATCAATAATCTCATGAGCGGCCTCTATGTTATCCAACCTGACGTTAGCCTCCGCTACAGCCATAAGCGTCTCCATCTCCTGTATCTTGCCTATAAGATCCTTATCCTTATCCTCACACAAGATATCGGTCTTAATCCATAGCCGATCAAGACGTCTACGTATAAGATCCGTCTTAAGATACTTGCGACTGAAGTTGTAAGTAGAAGGGCTACCTATGATCTTGATATCATATATACCATCAGGTAGATCAAGGTACTTGACATTACAATCATCGTAATTAAAGCAATTGAGGCCTAATGTTAGGCTAGTAAAGGTATTGACCTGATTCTTGCCAAGGAACAACGTAGCGGGGTCGGACATGCCCGGCGTAGTGATCTCGATGATCGCCTTCCTGTCCTCCAGTAGCCCCCACTCGGACTCATCCAGAACCTGCAACACCTTGGGATCACGTGTCTCTAGCACCTGAAATGACAGCCGAATATCATTCATATTAACCTTCTTATCGTACCGGCATAAGCTATCGTCATAACGGGCTTGCATATCAAGATCCGGGATATCGGTATAATATGTCTTAACCTCATGACCGTTGATAAACACCGATGTTATCTGACAAACATGAGACCTAGCGACATCAAAAAACACCATCCTTACATTACCCTCATAATCGACTCCCGATGTCGGGTATGTCAATATCTGGGTATTATACTCACCATCGTTACGCCTAGCTACGACAGTAATTACGATAGGCTTCTCTATATCGTAATCATCCATGATAATCCTAGCGGCAAACTTATCATGAATTATCTTCGGTATGATATTGATCTGATTCATCTTAGTATCTTTTTCACAAAGATACTAATTTGATCGATAAAACAAACGAGGCTATAAGATAAGAGCATCAAGAAGATCCTGCTCGCTTAGAATTATACCTCCATTGGTGAACTACCGCTAAGCTAAAGACTTAGCGGCTTCGGAGATACCAATACCTCCTCTCTTTTCCTGCTTCTTCCTGCCGTTGCTTTTTAGGACACGAGGTCGGTCATCCACAAGAGGACAGTCCACAGGCTTGACTTTCCCACGCTCCGTGGGTAGGGCTTTCAAGCCAAATTCTTTGATATTGCAGGCTGCGTTGAAGTCCCGGTCGTGATGTGCGCCACATTCCGGGCAAGTCCAACTGCGCTCGCTAAGTTTCAATCCTTTGTACACGCAGCCACATTTGCGGCAAGTTTTCGAGCTTGGAGCGAAACGGTCTATCTTGACAAGGTTCACGCCATACCACCTGCACTTGTATTCAAGCAACGTGAGGAACATCCCGAAAGACGCGTCCCCTACGGATCCGGCCAAATGATGGTTACGTTGCATTCCCTTCACGTTCAAGTCCTCCATGCAGATGGTACGCACTTGGTTGTCGTGCGTGAGCGCATGGGTGATTTTGTGGAGGTTATCTCTACGGCAGTTGGCAATGCGCTCTTGTAACCGCGCTACTTTCACACGGGCCTTGTTGCGGTTTTCAGAGCCTTTCCGCTTGCGGCTCAGACGTTTCTGAAGCACGGCAAGACGGTCAAGATTTTTCTGCAAGTTCTTCGGATTTTCAAAGGTGCGACCATCGGAGCATACCGCAAGGGACTTGATGCCGAGGTCTATTCCCAATGATGTCCTAAGTACGGGTTCAAGAGGTTGTATTTCCTGCATGGAAGTGTCCACCAACACCGAGGCATAATATTTTCCGGAAGGAGTCATGCTGACCGTAACGGTTTTTACCGTTCCCTTGAATTTGCGATGCAGCACGGCCGGAATATCCTTTGCCTTGGGGACGGTAATCGTACCATCGGTAAAATCTACACGGCAATGCTGCGGACAAAGGAAACTCTGTCTGTCCTTTCGTGACTTGAAACGTGGAAAGCCGACCGCCGTTGTGTTGCGGAAAAAGTTGGTATAGGCAGTGTCGAGATTGCGCAACGCGCTCTGCAAGGACTGGGAATTGACCTCGGAGAGCCACTCGTGTTCCGCTTTCAACTCACTT